GGACTTGAGGCATACGGAGCAGCCAACGAATAGATCAGACTGCTCACATTTGCCGCAGTGATGGCGTTGGTTCCGGCAGCGGTGACGCCTAGACCAGATGCATACCACGCAGATTGCGGTTGAGAGGTTCCAGTTCCAACCGAAACGAAGTAGTAATTCTCCCACTCCGCTTCTGCTCGGGCGAACGCGTTGGTCAGGAACGGATCGAGGTTCGCCTTTTGATCCGCCATCAGTTCCTCAGAGACCTTGACCAGTTTGGTCCCCTTGTAAACCACTGCGATGGCCTGCCCGAAGGTCGGTTCGTCCTGGTTCACCGCGGCCTCTTCCGCAGTGATGGCAAACTTCGCCATTGATGTACCTTCGGTCGGGATCAACACTCGATCCAGAGAGGTCTGGATGATCGTCGCGCCCGCGCGTCGGATGACGCTCATGTCGTCGCGTTTTGCGACTACCTGATTGAAGAAATCATCCGGGACCAGATAACCGCCCTCCGCGTCGGTCTGTCCCTGGAGAGCAGCCTTGACCTCTGCTAGATCATCATTCACCTCGATCTGTGCCTTAGCCGCCTCAGAGTAGACCTTCCCGTAGGGGACGCGGTCGCCAGTGCGAAGCCAATGACGGAAGGCTTTGTTACCTCCCACATCGCTTCCGGGTTCCGCGATCTTCATGAGGTTGAAGCCGCCCGCCCAGGCCGGGAGATCGGCTTCCCATTTCTTCTTTTCCTCGGTCAAGCGTGCCTGGAACTTGACCTCATCTGCGGCCTTGGTCTCAGCCTCAGCTTTCATCTGGGCCATAACTAGGTCCGCGATTGCCTTGGTATCCACCAAGGGCTTTTCCTCGTCCATTGGTTTCCTCTCTTTCGATTTGGATTCTGTTATGCCTTTGGACTTCTCCGCCGCGTTCGCCTCATCGGCCTCATTGAACGCCTCTGGCATCTGGAGTCCAGCAGCATCGAACAGCGCTTTAGCTGCCACACCGTTGCGTGGTTCAGCGGGGATTGGTGTCATTGTTGCATCAAGTCCAAGCGGCCATTCCTTGATCCAGTTCACGCCCTTCATAGGTTCGCGTGAGACAAGATTGGGAGCAGTACTGGAGGACCATCCCAATTTCCCGGCCTTAGCCAATTGTAGGACGTAGTTTTCATACCGATCCCGCAACTTCATCTGGCCCTCAAACCACACGCCAGCATCATCAAATCGGAGATTGCCAGATCCAAGCTTTCTAGTCTTCAATGCAGGATCAATCCCGTGGTGATAGTAGATAGTGACTTCATCCCCAGTCTTCGCATCGAAGTCAGTATCCTTAGTGAAAAAATCACCATCAAGATCGGGGGACTCGGGATCGGTGAAGCGCACTAGATAACCTTCTACATGGCCGTTATCTAATGCCTTGATTGCGCTTCCATAAGAGACGAGCCAATCCTTCTCTATGCCATTGAAGTCCATCATCTTGTTTCCTTCCCTCCATTTCGACATACAGATAGCAACTGCCTGATCCTGTTCATTCCCTTCGTCCATCATCATAGGCATACATCGGTGCATGAACTCGTCTTGTGATTCATTTGCTCCAGGCTCAGGCATTCCGTCCCTCCAAGGCCGCGTCTACTTGCTTCTTGACAATCTCACTGGCGGTATCGGCCTCATCTTCTGCGACTTTCTGGGTTGTGATCCAGCCCGTATCCCTATGGTAGCGTGCCTGCCTATCTCTGTCCTGCACTAGAGGACCATAGCTAGTATCGTTTCCTACCTTCCACTCCAGCCCGCCCTTACCTGATTTGACTGTCCAACTATGGCCGAGATCCTCGGATCTTTTACTCATTCTTCGAATATAAGGAACTTCGATGTTTCCTACGTTCAAATGATAGAAGAAGCCCCTCCGTTGCTTATCGGTCCAGAACTGTGCCATTGGTCTTCGACTCACTGGAGGAGGATCGGCTATCTTGCCTTTCACATGCACTGCCGCTTTCCCCAATCCCTTGATGACCGGACGCAAAGAACCGATCTCTTTCATGATCTTCTGAAGCTCTGGCAAACCCTCAATTCGTATCCCGTCAGGCACCGATAGCCTCACGCTGTCCAACATAGATATGATTCAGCCAGCATCGACATCTCGGATGCGCGGGAGGATGTGGGATTCCAGGTCCAGATTCGCCTTCAGGAACAAAGCCTCCTTCGGGGGATTCCGGTTGTCTGTCCAATGGTTCACAGATCGGACACACCTTTTCATCTCTTTCTGTGACCCAGAAAGCTGTCAGCTCTACACCCTCTTTACCAAGTTCACGAACCAAGTCCAGTTCACCTTCTACCGCCGCCCTTGTTACTTCTGTTGAAGCGATAAGCTCTGCTCTAACTGGACCAAACAGAGAGGCTAACCGATTACGCAAATCTCCGATGGTCTGTTGTTGCTCAAAGAATCCCGCAAGCGCCTCCGCGACATTCTGACGATTTGTTGAACCGATATCTAGCGCCAAGTCTCTAGCATGTTCTCTGGCCCATCTTGCTGCATGTTCATTCACAAGTCCCCAATCAACTCCAATAGGCTGCGAAGCGAGGATGTGTTCGGCAGCGGCAATATAGATCGCAAAGCTATCTTTCTCAAGAGCACGAAACAACTGGTCGCCGTGCTCTCGCCAGACCGATTCAGGTATGTTGTTAATGTCCGGCGGATCTCCTAGAAGTTCTAGAATTTGCGCCTTTTGTACCTGTAGGAGTCTAGCAAGTCGCCCGACGACTTCACCTTCCCAATCCATCCTATCCGGTAGTTCTGCCACAAACGAAACGCCCACCTCTCGAAGAAGGCGGGCGCAATTGCGGCGGCCTGGGATGCGGACCCCGAAGGGGCGGCTACTCGTCTGCTATTGTATATCGTTTTTCGATGGCCCGCACAAGCATCAATAAGGCTCTGCGTACTATCAGCCAGAACTCCCTATCGGTCATTCTATTGCCACCATGAAGACCTCTTCCTCATCCGGGGTGAATATGAACTCCTCTTTTCTGCGACGGATCAGGTCTGAAATCAGGATTCCGCCAGGGACTTCCACTCCACCCAGAACGATGTTATTTGCCAGATGCGCGTGCAGGGCATCTTGGATGACCAGGACCGCAGGCCCGCTCAGAGTGATGTTATCCGCTAAATGGACATGGAGGGCGTCTGCGATAGCCAGAACATGCTGTTGGGTTAGAGTGAGGTTCTCTGCCGAATGAGCATGAAGTGCATCAGCAATCGCTAATAGATGGTGCTGGACGAGAACTAAGCTATCCGCAGTATGGGCGTGTAGCGCGTCTGCAATTGCCAAGAGATGATGCTGAATGAGGACTAAGCTATCGGCGGAATGTGAATGTAGCGCGTCCTGAACTGCCAGAACGTGGTGCTGGATAAGAGCGATGTTGTCTGCGCTATGGGAGTGCAGAGCATCTTGAATAGCCAGGACACCAGCAACACCCAGGATGATGTTATCAGCGGTGTGTCCATGCAGTGCATCTTGGATTGCCAATACGTGATTCTGAATGAGTGCGATGTTTTCGGCGGTGTGCGAATGTAATGCGTCCTGAATAGTCAGGACGTGATGCTGCACCAGATCCAGGTTCTCCGCTGTGTGGGAATGCAGAGCATCCTGGATTGTGAGAATGTAGTGATAAACAAGCGTGGGCGTCTCCGCTGAATGCGCATGAGAAGCATCCTGGATGACGAGAATGTGATGCTGGATAAGGGTGGGAGATTCAGCCGAGTGCGCGTGAGTAGCGTCTTGAACGATCAGTACATGGTGCTGAATCAGTGTTGGGGATTCGGCTGTATGGGAATGACTGGCATCCTGAATCGATAGCGTCAGATGCTGGACTAGATCAAGATTGTCTGCGGTGTGACTATGAACTGCATCCTGAATGACGAGGATGTGATGATGGACGAGAGTTAGATTCTCTGCGGTATGTGCATGTGCGGCGTCTTGAATAATCAAAACATGATGCTGGACAAGCGTGATGTTGTCAGCAGTATGTGCATGTGATGCGTCTTGGATTGCAAGTACATGGTGCTGGATGAGGACTAAGGATTCAGCCGAATGCGAATGCGAGGCATCCTGTATAACCAGGATGTAATGAACAACTAAAGTGGGCGACTCAGCAGAATGTGTGTGAATAGCATCTTGAATGACTAAGATGTGATGCTGGGTTAGAGAGATGTTTTCAGCAGAGTGGGAATGAGAGGCATCCTGAATTGTGAGAACATGATGTTGTGTAAGGACTACATTCTCGGCATTGTGAGCATGAGTGCCATCAGCAATAACTAGAGCAACGCCCGCGGTGTATTCGATGTGGAGCTTGGGGGCGAATGTGGTGCTGCCGTCATAGTGATATATTTGGAGGTCTCTTTGGCCATCACCCGTATGCTGTTCATAGATCAAGACAAGATTATTGTTGCTTGCCCATCCAGCCAGATCAACAATCTCTTGAATGATCGCGTTGATATTTGCGCCATTACCTACGCCAGCAACACTAGCTCCCCACTCCCAAAACTCGTCAGTGCCCGCCCCCAAATCTGTTGAGTTCCATTGAACCGTGGCACTTGTTCGTGTTCTAGCATCAATGTCATTGCTTGTTGTCGTGAAAGCTGCAGGAGTTGCACTTAGCTGTCCACGCAGGCGATGTATTGGCTCGTCCACAAAGTCCGCTAAAATAGTGACGCCAAAGCTTGCGACATTGATTGTCGCTGGTTTTGGAATAGCTACTGTAGTAAAACGATGACCAGCATGTTCAGTAGCAGAATCAACATTAGGGGTTGCAGAACCCACTGTAACCGCATCGCTTGTCGCCTGGAACGCGTCTCCGTCACTTGCCCCTACTTGCTCATCAATCGTCGTATCGATTTCGATGGGATAGTCCGCGGCCTGGAGCCATGCGATAGGGATGCGGTGTTCCACGAACAGGTTGGGACCGGTCCTGCGCAGCCTGAATGTCCCTAGTAACTCATCCGGGTCCTGATCCTCGACCGGCGCAGCGTTGGATCGTGGCAGGTTGAAGCTCCACAGGACCTCGCCCGTCCCCTGCAGCCGGAACTCCACATAGGTCTGCGTATCTCTTATGCTGTTGGGCTGGCGGGTCCACAATACGCCGTTCACGAAGATGTCGATGCCGGTTGATACCTGGAAGATGAACTGCAGTCGGGCGATTGGATTCCCACCTGCGATAATCTGCGCGGTGGGGGTCGGCCATCTGGAGGCCTGATCCACGACCAGGCGCTTATCCAAACGGGCGGTCTGTGCCTGCCAGCGGATATCAAAGCCCGGCCCAAAAGCCCCCTGCCAGAACAGGACATCATCCTGGACGACCGCATTCACCGATTGCGGATTGGCAATCGCCTGAATCTGATTTAGGTCATTGGTATACTGAAGTTGCTGGGGCTGAAAAGCGATATTCTCTCCGCTCCCCGGATGGACATACTTGACGATCTGTCCAGAGGAGAAGTTGGAGAGGGCTAAGGCATTGAAGCCCGCCTGGGTCATCTGGAAGTCCCACGGAGCTATCCCAGGTTGCCAAGCGGTATTGATTTCCTGATCTTCGGAAGGCCCAAAGTGCATCGGGCCGATTCCGAGATCCAACATGAATTTGTTTGGATTGAGGGGGTGTTGATGCTTTATGGAGTTGCGGCGTCGTTCAACAACCGTAGCTCCAGGCCACGCTAATTGCGCCCGATCACGTGCCTCCTTGGCGGGATGAGCCACGTTGTATCAATCCACTGAACTACGTAGGGTCAGCGATTTCCACGTCCCAGACCGGGAAGTCAACCGTATTCCCGGAGGTCAAAGCTTGTGATGTGCAGGTGGTGACGTAGAGCAATCGCGTCGCATCACAGAGGGCTACATGCGTTGCGGTCCCAGAAGTCCCCACAGAGACCCCCGTTTTGGTTGCCATCCGTACCTTGCGCCCATTGGTGTCACCGTTCGAGATCGTGTAGTCCGTCGCCGGTGTCATGGCAGTGGACGCAAGCGAATAGGTACTCACAGCCTGAGCGCGCGTCGTCGGTTGAGTCCCACAGGCTGTCATCTGGTTAGCATTATCCAAAACCAGAAAGGCACCGTCCAACACATCGTCATGCACTATCTTTGCCATCTTCGTTCTCCTTTTGCTTGATTTGTGACACTACACTTACTGTACTGTTTTGGATTTCCAATGTCTGTTTCTCTCGCGGCTTTCCTTCAGCGTTCAATCCCTTCCCATACTTTCGATCCAACTCCTCCTCATTTGTCATAGTCATAGGTTACCTCACTATCATGTCCCAAGAGTTGACCCTTCTTGTCTCTACGGACTTTAGATTGCTCTCTGTGTCCCGTGAGCTTTGGAGGGCGTGCATCCACGTTCACTACTGGAGCAGCCTGTTTAGGAACACTCACCTGAATTGTTGGAGGCGCTGCTTTCACCTCCACGTTCACTATAGGAGCTGGTTGCTCAGGGACATTCACCACAACGGGAGGCTGCACCAGCTTGACTTCAGGCTTGTAGTCCACTTGATCGGTGTGGATTGTCAACCCATCCAAGCCACCCTTTTCTTGACGACCGGCCACAAGAGCTAGAATGGCCTTCAAGAAGTCATCATTCCGTTGGGAAACAACAGCGCGCAGATCCTCCCGCAGTCCCTTGATCTCGTCGCGTGTCTCTTTGTCCATGTCTCCATCCTCTATTACTTTACCATTGCCATAATGCGGAACTTCTATTCCGGGATAATCCCCCCAGGCACCTGTCGCATGGAAGATTTCTTTCACTTCCATTGCGGACTTCGCCTGTTCTAGCTGTCCTTCGATGGATTTCTTGAGAGTCTTCGGAACATGGCTGGTATTGAAGACCCTGAAAGGCTGTCCTCTCTTCACACGATTGACCGCGAACCGCTCAAACTGCCGCATCTCTTCTTGAAATTCCCCTCGTCCGTTCGTTCGCGGTTGCTGTGCAAAGACCGGAAACTCTCTCTGTTTCGGCTCCTTAGCAGGTTCTACTTCCAATTCTTCGGCAGCCGATACAGGATCTTCGATCCCCTCCCTCACTAGGATACCGTGTCTCTCCGCCTCCGACTTCTTGTCCTCTGCCATCACATCCAGCTTATCGAATCTCCAGCGCATTCTAAGACCCAGCTCGAATTCACGGAATAGTTCTCCTTCTAGCACCCCTGAAAGATATTCGCATCGGGGTTTCATCGTCCCCGTCTGAAGGAAGCGCATCTGCTCTTTGGCAGTGGCGTAGTTCGCCGCCTCCCACGCGCCCGCGAGGGCCGGAGGGACTCGGAAGACCGCACAGATATCCCTACGGACTTCGTTCAGCAGTTCTCCCAAAGCTAAGTCCTTCGTGGGATACCCGATGATGTTCGGCTTCATTCCGTGGGTTGTGAAGCCTGCCTTGTGCTGTTGGCTCTTTCCACTGAATCTTCGCCTCCACCAATCTACCAGCTTATCTAGCGTAGACTCGTCAAGGTTCTGATCGGTTGAAAAGACTAACGGAGGGACGGCGTAGTTCTTGAAGAACGCCGCAGTGTACTCGGCGGTATTAATCCCAGCACTTGCGGCGGCCATCGCAACCGATAGTTTAGATAATCCCCCTAAGTCGTTCGAGGGATGATATTCTCGGAAGTAGACTACATCCTTCCGTTGGAATAACCTCTCATACTGCTGTGCGCCCGGTACTCGTTGGATGAATCCTTGAATGCCTGTGCTATTTGCCTTGAGCTGCATCGTGGTGGGATTGAGGCGCATCAAGCCTTTGGGCTGACCTGAACGTCCACCTCTGACCTTTTCCCAGTAAGCCACCCCATAGATATCCATATCGTTCTCTAGCGATCTTGCTAGATCGTTCCAGTTCATCTCTGGGTTGACTTCATGTAAGAGGGTTACTAGAGGATGGTCGTCGCTGAGAGGACTTTCCTCATCATCCCAAGGAGTGATTTCCCACTCAAGCCCCGCTAGGGCATCCGCTCTTAAGGTGATGCAGGCATACGCCCACACAGAGGCGGTGTAGATTTTAGCTAGTTCAGATAGGGAGGTCTCATCCCGCTCCCATATCTTATCCGCTTGCCAACCTGGAATAGAAACGATGGCCTTGAAGTCTTGCCCGTTGATCTTCCCGAGGTTGATTACGCCCATGCAAAGTGCGGCTCCCCGCCGATCATCAAATCAGTCAATGCCCATACCATTGCGTCGATCCTGTTGGGGGACCAATCTGAAATACCAGGCACCCAGTTACACATCTCATCTTCTAATTCAAGATGCTCTCCGACGTGATGGACACGGCCCTTTTCGTACAGAGCTGCGATAGGTTCCGCTCGGATCATCTTTCCTCGCGAAGCCCTGACCGAAGTATACGCTACATCAGAACCATCTGAAACGCTGCGGATGACGTTTTCCACCATGTCCCCGCCGTGATTCACTTCACCTATCAACCTGTCGGCTTGGTTCTTGTGATAAGCCGCCACTGCTGCACTTCCCCAGATGGCAGGTTTGACTCCTGCTGGTGGAGTGGCATCTTCTAAGACATACGCGTGATACTCCTCCCCAATCTTCGCTTTCCCTGCAACCACAATGCCAGTCTGTCCAGTAGTCGCTTGAGGATCTACCCCTACCACCACCCTGATAAGTTCGGGGGTCTTATTCACTCGATCTATGATCTCGCGGTTCCATAGGGCTCTCGGATCATCGTCTACTTCCTCAGCCAGAATCTCAGCCTTGTATGCTAGCTCCGTCATATCCGTGGCGATCTCGGAGAGTGCTACGCGGGACAGGTGAGGGTTCTCTAAAGATGAAAAGATGAACGTTGCCCATCTTCCCGTGGTATCTTCGGAGGCTCGTTTGAATAGCTCCTTGGAATGATGCTTGCCTCTCTTCTGGGTGAAGATGAACACTGCATCCCCGTCATTATCCAAAAGCATCGGAGCGCCAACTTCGTTCCAGGTGTCATCTGACATCAACTGGAACTCATCCAAGATCAAGAGGTCGGCATAGTCACCCCGTAAGGTATCTGCATTCCAGGCAGTCTTTCCCCTAATCCTCTGCTCTGTTCCTGCTAATTCGATGATGTGCTTAGTCTCGTTCTTGTAGTACACCCCATGATCTATCGTCTCTTGAAGAGCAATCTTGCATTCATGCCAGAATCTATCCACCTGCTCCTGAGTGGGTGCGCCATACAAGATACGTCTTCCCTGTAAGAAGCCCTGGAGTGCAAGGATGGCCGCGCCGGTGGTCTTCCCACCTCTACGGCCCGCTCGGATGATCTTTCGTTTGGCGGGTGACTCAATGAACTGGAGCTGACGGTCGTGGGGCCTCTTGAGGGTGACGGTCAACTCTAGGGGTGTTCTCGTATTGGACGCGGACAACTACCTCTCCGGTAATCCTCTCAGTAGCCATTCCTCGATGTTTCCCAAGAAGCTCAAGGGCTTTTTGTGCATCATGAAGCTCTAGGGTCAATGTGGTGTATTCGAATTGATCTCCCTTCTCCGAATACTTTACTGTGGTCTTAGCAGTAACTCGTTTGACTAGATGGCCTCTCTCTTTGAGGACTTCGGGATTGAACGCTACCCTGTCCCCATCAGGGTTCACTATTAGAAAGTCTCCGATGTTCGCCGTGGCCTGTTCGGTCAGTCTAGCTATGATCTCATCTATCCGTAGTGATCGCTTGGAGAATTCCTGGTCAATCAATTGTTGAATCTTAGGGTTTGTTAGCAGTCTGCTTCCAGTAACGGCCGCACCTTTGACTGAAAAGCCAGCCCGGATAGCAGCCTGCGTTGCATTGAAGTCTTTGGGATACTCAAACACAAAGGCCCGCTGTTTAGCGGTAAGCGTGGGGGTCACGCTATCAATCTAGCATAGATATGGGGGGAACGCAAGAAGTGTTGCTAGGAGTACCTTTGGCGGGCTAAGTCAATCTCTTTCCCCGCTGTCCCATTTGTGTTGAACCTCGCCTCCGCTTGATCGGGTCTCTTGAGGTAGATCCCCAATGCTGTTCTCAGATGGTGGAAGGTCTCATTGTGCGCTGCTAGTCTTAGCCAGAATTCGTAGTCTCCTGCGCTCTGGAATGAGGCATCAAAGGGACCGTACTTCTCATGCAGGGATTTCCTCCACATCGGCTGAGGTCCTAGAAAACACAGCTTCATCAGTTCATCAAAGCCGCCCTCGGCCCACTTGAAGTATCCCGTCCTCCAGGCGTAGTCAAAGCCTCCTGTGAGGTCTTCTACAATGTCCACATCGGCGTAGGCTACTGCATGAGTAGGATTTCGGTCTAAGGCGGAAGCTAGAAACTCAATCGCATAACCGGCTAGTCGATCATCACTGTTCGCATTCGTGATGTATTCTCCTCTTGATGCTTCGATGCCAAGGTTCCATGCCGTGTAGATACTAGGCACGTTTGGGGTGTCGATCAGCACGTCCTCTCCGTCTAGCATTCCTTCGGCTATCCTCAGTTCTATGGACTTCTCTTGAGCCACTACAACGATCTGGGGACGAAGGGTCTGCTGTTGGAGGTTCAGGATACGCCCCTCGATGTAGGGTTCAGCGTAATAGGCTGAGACGATGGCGGAGACTTTCATCGGCGGGCAAACAGCGTGCTGTGATCCGGCCAGATCGTCCCCAGCTTGTATCGCTCTACTACCATCTTCTCTCGGTTCACCCAATCCAGTTCGTAGCCGTCATCCTTCAACAATCTGGCTAGGTGATCCTGCGCATTTGGCTCAGTCTGATTTCCAGAATGTGCCTCGATAATCCATGAGTCTACATTGCAGGTTGCTAACCCATCAGGGACTACTACGTACTCAGCCCCTTCGATGTCCAGCTTCACCACCTTGGGATTCAGGTCTGCCAGTCGAATAGAATCAATCTCTATTCCCTCTCCGAATGAAATAGCCCCATTGGACTGCCCATCGTAGTTGATCTTCCCAGTCTGATTCCAGAGTGCTGCACATCTGAGACTCATTCCTTTGTGAAGACAGTTCAAGAATAGATTGACCTCGGCCACGTCTAGGTTCTGGATATGAGGATCTACCATGATGAGTCTCCTGGGATGTTCCTTGGCTAACACCAAGGAATAATGCCCGTGATGGCAACCCCCGTCTACAATCACTTTCCCCTTGAGGGGAATGTTCTCTATTACCCATTGGTATTCCAAGAGCGCATAACCTTTGGGAGGATCGTACCAATCTCGCGCGAGTGGTGTCGCGATGAAGAAATCTAGATTCTTGAATCCATGCTGGATGATGTAAGGTTCAAACATCTCCATCCTCCAATGCCCCGTCCTCAATTCAAAATGATGCTTTGAAGTGTTTGGATACCAGCTCACGGTAACTTTCGAAGTCCGCTACGTCGTAGTAGTAATCCATCTGGAAAGTCTCATGCGGGGTTAACTCTAAAGCTAGATTGAATGCCTCAGTATGTTCAGTTAGGTAGGTCTCCCGAAGTATCTGCATCGCTGAGTAAGGCCAACCTAGAAGCCCCCAGGCTTTCTTGGGAAGTCCTTCATTCTCGGGATTCTTGTCGTCGATCTGGCATCGCAAAGAGGTAGTAGTCCGCTTTCAATGTGACTGACTTGATCGCCGCTAGAAGATTAGTCCCTTGCTGGACGACCAGATAGATATTAGAGAAGATCCCCAGCTCCCAAGAATGCGCCATGATCTTCTGAGGATTTGTTACCACCACAACGTAGTCACACCTTGCTCTTAAGATGCGAACGGTCCTTCGGAGGAAAGATTCGCCCTCATAGGGTAACAATTCTTTGAGGGTCCCCCCGAATCGTTCTGACTTACCCGCGGCTGGCACTATCCCAAGCAAGTAGAGTTATCTCCTGGCAGTAATCGCATCGCCGTCCTTCTTTCATGTCAAAGAGATCCTCTTCTCCCGCGTAGAAGAAGCGATAGCCGTCTCTGGTATATAACATCTCGTTGGAATCATGCCACTTCATGGGTGGATCGATCATGACCGGAACTATGATCTTGCGTTCGGATGTGATCGGCGCACCACAATAAACACAGTTCATCCGTATATGCTCCCAAGGGGAGGATCATCTGCGGGAAGAATAGGAGTTCCCGCAGATGTGCGAGCAAGACGAATCACAGGTGCCAATGCCGGATCACGAAGATAGGCAAGAACATCCAAGTGTTTTCGATAGTCCGCAGCGGTCTCTTGCCAATATCGTAGATCGGCGGCAAGTACACCAATCGCTTCAAGGAGTTCATCCCGTGATAGTTCATCAATAGGGCGTCCACACCAATATGTAATCAATCGAATACCCTCCAATCTTCCTGCTCTCCGATCTTGAGGTTGTGCTTCGCTTCCAGATAGGCTTTGTTCTTCAGACGGATTCCCTCGTAACCTGGAATCCCCCATCTTGTTTTCCCCCAGAAATGGTGAAATGGTAAATCACTTTTTTCTATATCGAAACCTGCTTTTCTAGCTCTTATTGAGAAATCGGCATCTTCGAAAGCACATACACCGAAATTTTCATCG